ATTAATAATTGTGTTTCGGTAGCTTCTATAAGAGGATATTCTTGTATTTGCATATGCATAGTAGGATTAAACATTGGTAATATTTGTTCCACTATTTGAAACGCTTGGTTTAAACCCCTAGCTTGTAATGTCAAATTAAACTGAAAATCATAAGCCACAGAATTATGTGCAAATTGTAAATTGCCGTCAGGCGAACCGTCGTCTGTTAATATATTTTTTGAAAATTTCTTATACTTTGATGTGTCCCGATCTGACATTTTGGTTAAACCATCGAAAGAAAGTACTAAACGAGGCAAATAATTATACTGTCCATCCGCTTTATCAATATCTTCAAGGGCTATAGTTTTTTCATAATTACCAAATGTAATAGGTATAACTTCTTCAGATGTACCTCCCGTTTCATTCGGAACCCAATGTTTAATATTATTTAACGCGTTAATAATAGCTAAAGTATAATTTCTTGTTGAGTTAAAATATAATACATTTTCAACATTACTTATATCCGACATTTTAAACCTTTATCTCAATATCTTAAAAATTAATTAATGTAGGTCTTGTTAATCTCATCAATGTAGTAGCGTTTAAGCACTTAGTACATTTACAATTTTCTTCACCTACTTCATCTTTTGTACAAGGTACACCTTGAAGGGCAAACCCCGTGCTCTGAGCTACATCGCCCGTCCCTGTCATTTCTAACATATACGCCTCAGATAAAAATGAATTCATAATCGATAGATTTTTATTAAGGTGAGACACCGCTAATTTAGTGTCTTTACGCGAACCCATCTTTATAGTTACAGTTCTATCTTTACCGTCTTTACCTTTAATATCAAAATTAATATCAAAATTATGGGCATAAATTTCGTAAATATAAGCAGTTTCGGCTAGAATTTTTTTAATAGCCATTTCATATTCCGAATCCTCGCCGTAAACCTTAGATTGCTCGAAAGCGAGTTCATTCATTAACATATTTTTAAACATATATAACCTTTATTTTAGTTTTAGTATTTGGTGTTTTAATATTTATTAAGATTATATAGTACCTCTCTAAAGAGGCACTTATAGTCTTAATCAAACGCTTTAGACAATTCCGCCATAAGTTCTTTAGAACGGTTTTTAGACCAATATGTATATAGAGCTTTGTACTTTTTTTCTTTACGAATAATAGTTACTAACTCACCTATAATATCACGCGTACTCATTTTCATATAGTTGATAGATTTAGCATCAGAAGCCACATCTACCATTCTATCAATAAATTCCGCTTCAGACATTTTACCTTCTGTTATAAAATCTTTAAAATTCATTTATTTTCCTTAAAGGGGGCGTACCCCTTTTTTATTAAGCCCCTACTACTGTAGCGAACGAACGTGTACCTACATTTGTGAAGGTTAACTGAATAAATTCAGCAGCATAGTTAGGTTTGATGAAAATATCAACGTGCAATTCATTACGTGAAATTACATCAGGAGTATTATTTGTATTATCACAAATAACCAAGAAATCAGTAATACCTCTACCTGCTTTAACAGAAGTTAAATAAGGGTTAAACATTGCCAAAATCGCGTTACGCGTAAACGCGTCATTAAACTCAAATACTTGAGATTTCGCAGCTTTTGACATTGCTCTTTCAATAGTATTGAACAAACCTCTAACATTAACACGGTCAAACGCTGAAGAATAGTTAAGTAAAGTTTTTTGTCCCCAACAAAGATTACCTTCGCCCGGAAATGAAACAATAGGGTTAATACTATTCTTATATAATGTATCACGTTGTGGTTGTGAAGGGCTAAACGCGATTTTATCAATGTTACGAATAACACCGCGTCTTAAACCTGCTGAAGCCCACCATGAAGCTTGGTTATTATTTGTATTAGCTCTTAGTCCGGCCATATCACCTGCTACATTAATCCAACGATATTTTTTAGCGTAGTTGTCATAAATTCTGTGGTAGTTACCAAAGAACGCCGAGAACATAGTACTTGTTAAGTTGTTTTGATTAATATAATCTACAATAGCGGTTACAGCCTCACCTGAGCGTTTACCTACTACTGTTTCATAAGTAGCTCCAATAAATGCGATACAGTCTTCACGAGCTATAGCTAATTCTTGTGCTGCTTTTTGATTTTTTTCATTACCAATAACAACATCAATACTATACAATTCTTTATCAAGTACTTCATCATAAGCTTGTTTAATATCGCCTTCGGTAACAATAGGGTTCACACCGCCAGTTAATTCTAAAGGAACAAGATTCGCATCCCCAGTTGAGGCGTTAATATTGCCATCAACATCCTTATAAAGGTATGAAGCCATAAGTGTAGTAGGTTCTGCTTTAACGTAAACTAATTTAGAATTGTTATTAATAACATTTTCAATATAAGTAGAACGCCCATTAGCATCAACATCCAATTCATCGAATGTAACTACAAATACTTCTTGTGTTTCACCATTACTAATAATTACACCATATTGTCCTACATAAGTAGAAGCATCGCCCGGAGTGGTTTCTTCACCTACAGGAGCGTATTGAAATAAACCGCTAAGGTTAATACCTTCAAAAGCTTCGGCTAAAGCTGATGTATTAAAATCTGTACCTCTACAAGTAGCGATTTTAATATCATTACCAGTTGTACCTGCGTCGCGTGCGATAAATGTGGCAGCTGGAGTACCTTCACCGATAATAGTTCCGCTTTCAAGTCTGTATTCAAAATCTGCTTTATTTTTATAAAGTGTTTGAGTAGTAGAAGGAGCTCTTAGAATAGAACTTGTATTTACAAACCCCTGAGAATTAATTGTACTGTCTCTTTTATAAACTAGTTCCGCCGACGTGTGATTATTTGTGAAACTAGGTACAACTGTTAACGTATCTTTATTAGTTGTAGCATTATTAACAACATCCGTCACAGTATGTGCCGTTAAACCAGTTGTATCGATAGGAGAAGCGCCGGACGCGTCCGTAACATAAATCACATCGCCCTTAATAATAACACCTTCGTTTATAACCAAAGTGTTATCGCCTGCTGTAATATTTTCAGGATTTTGACCCGAACTAATAGCATTATTAGCTAAATAAGCTCTACTAATAACTAACTGATTACCATAATCTAAAAACTTATAACCCTGAAACCATTGGTTATAATTGTAGTTTGTAGGTTTACCAAAGTAATCCTCATATTCTTTTTTATTTGTAACGACAAAAGGTTGTTCAATTGGACCTTTTTCAAATTCGCCTGCGAAAAACGCTACTGAGTTGGATACCGTAGGTACGATTGCTGAAGCGTCAACTTCTTGTACATAAACACCTGCTGATAACATAGACATATATATTCCTTAAATTAAAGTCAACTAAAAGTGTATCAGATTCTACTTTTTAAAACATACCATCTTCTGAAATATGTAGCAAATTCCGAGCCTTATACCGTACTTTGTGTTGCTTAAAGTATTTATAATTGTGACAAATGCGGTAATTAATATTGTATAATTGTGTGAGTTGTTAGAATAAAGACGCGTTTAAGCGCCTCTAAAGGTTTTGTGTGTTATAATATACTATAAAGTATTAGGAGCAGTAGAGTTTTCTGAAGGTGTTTTAGATTCGTAGTCACTTAGTTCTTTTTCACCTACTGTCCAATCTGTATAAGCGAAGGTAATATCAAATTCGCCTATACCTGCGTCAGTATCGTCAGAATACGAAATCTCACCACATGATGATGGGTAACAGCCATGTAAAGTATATATGGCCGTTTCTTTACCTAACGAATCTAACTGAGCAATTTTAACCTCGGCGTTAAGCGCAGTAGGGTCGCCCGAATGTTTGTTAGCTTGGAAATTATCACATGCGTCCATCCATTCAATAATTGCTAAACGCAAAGCATGGTTTTCTGTTAAATAAAATGTCGCAGCCCATGTATTATCATAGCTAGTATCTCCGGGGATTAAACCTTTACGACCTTGACTAAATACTTCAATAGGAGAAATTTCTTTTGAAGGAGCGGTTGCGGCTTTAGCTAAAATATCGTATTCTTCAGCAGTTACTCCTGAATTTATACCCGTAGGAGTTGTTAAATACACTCTGTATTTATTTAAACGTCCACCTGCTCCTAGCGCAGTTGTAAGTTTTGAAATTGATGCCATAAGTTTTCCTTAATGTTTTTATTTATTTATAAGTTTAATTTTTAAAATCTTTCAGAGGTATTAGTAATGTTATCTTTTGTTTTTGATAAATTTGTACCTAAAGCGTCATCTAATAAATTATCTAAATCTGAACCGAACTGTATATCAGAATAAGCAAATGTGATATTAGTCAAACTAATTTCTCCTGCTTCGGTAGTTAAATCCACTGGTGCTACAGCCGTAGGAAAAACACCCAACAACATTACCTCAGCGATAACATTTTCTGCCAATAAATCTTTATTACCTCCTAAAGCATTTAAACCTTGATTGTAATTTTGTGTTTCGTCACCTGCTAACATTTGTACTCTAATATTTCTCATATATGAAGGATAAGCGCCCGGACCATTAATTATAGAACCCAAAACACTTAACGGATTGGTACTAGCAATATTAATGGCTTGATTTATACCCGATGTTATACCTTGTGCGGCTTTAGATACATTCACCCCTCCAATTGTAAGACCTCCTAAAACACCTTCACGATATACCTCGTGTTGATGTACTTCGTCCATCCAGCGTATAAATTGTTTATATTCGGCCATTCTATCCGTGTTATAAATATCAACTGTCCAAGTACCCTCATAAGAAGTTTCGCCTCTAAGTTGATATTTTCTACCTTTAGCAACCATATCAACTGGTGTCAAAGATTTTCCGGGAAGTGAAGCGCTATGGCATAATATGTTGAATGTTTCGCCATTGTCTCCCACGGGTAACAAAATTCTAAATTTATTTGTTCTCGCGCCTGCGCCCAGTTTATTTAATAATTTGCTTAAATTAGCCATTATATTCTCCTATTAATTTTAACCAAAAAAGTCTCTATCTCCGCCTAAATTGGCCGAAGTTTGAGGTATATTAGCTTTTGAAGGTGATAACAAATCACCTAAATATTCAGTACCTGCGTTCAATAATTCAGAACCTATATTGCTCCAATCAATTTCGTCCGTTGGTTTGGTAGTAAAAATACTATAATCAAATGTTACAGTTATTTCTTGAATTTGTCCAACACCATCAGTAGAATATTGAGGCGAAGTTACTGACGTAGGATAAGCATAGAAAAATTTATAATCAACTAAAGCGGTGTCTTCGTCCCAATTTAAAGCGCTTAGTACTATAGTAGTTGAAAATTCTTTAGGAGTATGTTGAGACGAATTTTTATCTATAAAATGTTTATCGCTTAACATCATCCATTCATAAAACATTTGGTAAATCTTATGTTTTTCGTCTAAATAAAATGTAACGGTTAAAGGTTTTTCAAAATTAACCCTACCATTCATATTAACGGGATGACCTTGAATATTTAGTTCAGTTTGTGAAGCCGTGATGGAAGGTATTTGTACGTCTTTTGTGATAATATCTATCTGTGCGTCTTTCAATTCCTTATAAGAATCAAATTCATTACCCGAAGCAGATGAATTTATAAAAAATGCGAATTTGGTAGGTCTTGAAAAATCTCCCCCTGCGTCGTGTAATAATGTTGAAATATATTGAGCCATTTTATGCCTTTACTTTAGCTTTACCTTTGTATTATTTATAAATATAATATGAAAAACATACAAAATTTAATAGATTTATCAAAAGAAACAAACTGGTCATTAAC